CGCCGCCGCGATCCGCTTGGCCCCGGCGAACCCGGCCTCGGAGCCCTGCACCGCCACCTCGAGTTCATGCACCGCGCCGGAGAGCCCCTGAGCCCCCCACGGCTCGACCCGCTCCTCGCCGAGCACCACGAAGGGGCTCGCTCCCGCGTCCGGGGCATCCGCATGGGGCGGCGCGTCGAACACCCGCCCCCCGACCAGCGCCGCAAGCTCGGTCGAGCCGGTCAGCGCCGCCCAGACCGCCTCCTGCAGCGCCAACGACGCCGAAACGCTCATCCCGCCTCCTCCTGCGCCCAGCAGATCAGGAACCGCCCGCGCGGATCGGCCTCGCCGACCCCGCGGATCAGGAACACGCGCGCCCCCTCGCGAAAGCGCCGATCGGCCCGCGGCCGCGCCGCCGAGCCCGCCGGCGCCGCCCGCACCAGGATCCGGTGCGAGACGCGCGATCGCTCACCCTCCCCCGCATCGACCTCGCGCGCCGAGCGCGCCGTGACGCTCGCCCAGAGCGTCCCCAGCGCCCGCCATTCCCGCGACCAGCCCCCGGCGCCGTCCGGCGCCCGGACCTCCTCCTCGAGCGTCAGCGGACGGTTCAGCACCGCCGCCGCGCCCCAGGGCCGGAACGCCCGCGTCACAGCCGCACCTCGCGCCAGCGCGCCACCAGCGCCGCCACGCCGTAAGGCGCCGCGCGCTCCGGATCCGCCGTCACGTGCCGCTGCTCGTGGTAATGCGCGCCGAGCAGCATGACCGCCTGCCGCAGTTCCGCCGGCACGCTCTCCGGCGTCGCCCCGAACCCCGCCAGCAGCTCCACCTCGACGCGCCCGCCCGTCGGCACGGCCGGCAGCGCCCCGCCCCGCGCGCCCGAAAGCATCGGCCGCAGATCGTCCGGCCGCAGCCAGACCGCCGAGAGATCCACCGCCTCCCAGCTCCCGTCCGCGAACACCCGCGTCACCGCGTTCACCCGCTCGACGGGCGCGACCGGCACGCGCTGACAGCGCCCGTTCCCCCACCGCGTCACCGTCCAGAGGACCCGGCGCGAGATCAGCGCCAGCCCCGTCATCGCCTCCACCGCCGCCGTCGCGGCCCGAGCGTAGGTCTCCAAGGCCCCCGGCGCCTCGCCGCCGAAACCCTCCGGCAGCCGCAGATGCGCCGCGAACTCCGCCAGCCCGACCGCCGATCCCGGCGTCTCGATCTCCCGCATCATGCCCGTCACCCCTCGACCACGCGCAGCAGCATCGCGCCCGAGAGCACCCGCCCGAGGCTCGTGCGAACCCGCTGCGAGACGTGATAGAGATGCCCGGCCCGCCCGCCGGCCAGCACCGCGACCGACCGCGCCGCCTCCAGCACGCCCGCGCGCAGCGTCAGCGCCGCGCCGTCCGGCTCCTGCGGCACGATCAGCCAGCCGAGATCCTCGGCCAGCGTCTCCGAAGGCTCCAACGCCCAGTCGAGCGGGAAGCCCGCGGCCTCCTCCGGCCGCTTCGTCCGATACACGTCCATGTTCACCTCGCCGCGCCGGGCATCCGAAAGGACAACAGGAAGGCGCCCCCGCGACGGCGCCGTCGCACGGAGGGGAAAGCGGCGCGCAGGCACGCCGCGCAGGGGCGCCAAGGACCGGCCCCGCCCTACGCAGGGGACCGGCCCGCCGCGGCCCGGGTCAGGAGGTCCGGGCCGCGGAGCCCGCTCAGCTGACCGAGAAGCGCAGCGCCTTGATCGCCGCGAAGTCGGTCACGTCCCCGCCGACGCGCTTGGTGGCGTAGAACAGGACGTGCGGCTTGGCCGAGAACGGATCGCGCAGCACCCGCAGATCCGGCCGCTCGGCGATGGTGTAGCCCGCGCCGAAGTCGCCGAAGGCGATCGCCGCCGCGCCGTCCGCGATGTCCGGCATGTCCTCGGCGATCACCACCGCGTAGCCCATCAGCCGCGCCGGCTCGCCCTGGGCGAGGCCGTCCGACCACAGGAACCGCCCGTCCGCGTCCTTCATCTTGCGCACCGCGCCGGCGGTCTTCGAGTTCATCACGAAGCTCGCCTTGGCCCGGTAGCGCGCGCCGAGGGCGTAGACGAGATCCACGATGGCGTCCGCCGGATTGGCGGCCGAGAACTCGCCCGCGACGCCGGTGGCGACATAGCCGATCTGCCCCCAGACCTCCGAGCCGGCCGTGACCATCGGATAGGTCAGAAAGCCCGTCGGCTGATCGGTCCCGGTGCCGGTGATGAAGGCCGCCCCCTCGGCCCGCGCGAACTTGTCGGCGATGCGCTCGGCGAGCCAGCCCTCGATGTCGAAGGCGCTGTCGTCCAGCAGCCGCTGCGAGGCCTTCGGCAGCGCCGAAAGCTCGTGCAGCGGGATCGAGACGCGCTCGATCTGCGGCTGCTGCGCGCTCTCGCTCACCGTCCCGGTCTCGGTCGACCAGCCGTGCCCGAATTCGCCGTGATCGACCAGCACGTCGAAGGCGTTGGCCTCCACCCGCACCACCGAGGCGACGGCGCGGAGCGAGCCCGCCCCCGTCAGCACGCCCTGGATGCGCCCGGCCGTCTCCGGGTCCACCAGATAGCCGCCCTCGCCGTGCACCGCCGTCGAGAAGCCCTTGCGCTCCACCGAGAGGCCGCGCAGCCCGTCGTCGTCGCCCGAGCGCAGATACGCCGCCAGCGCCTTGCGATGCGGCGGCTCGAGCTCGGCCGCCCGGCTCAGCGCCGGCCGGCCGGCGCCCGCCGCCTTGCGGTCGACCGCCTCGAGGCGACGCTCCTGCGCCTCGAAGCGCGACTTCATCTCCTCCTGGAAGGCGCCGAATTCCTTGAGGAATCCGTCCACCGCCGATTTCGTCTCGAGGCCCATGCCATTCGTCATCGCTCGCCCTTCCTCTCTTCGGACGTCCGCAATCCGCGTCACGCGCCCCACCGGCGCCGCGCCTGCCCGAGGGCGTCGGCCAGCGCCGCCAGCGCCGCTTCGCCCTCGTCCTCGCCGGCCGCCGACCGCGGCCCGGGCTCGCCCGCCGCCGAGGCGCGCGCCTCCGGCAGCATCGGAAAGGTCACCAGCGACACCTCCCAGAGCTCGATCTCGGTCAGCAGCCGGCCCCCCTCCGGCCGCCGCGCCGCCTTGACGACGCGGTAGCCGATGGAAAGCCCGTCCACGGCCCCGGCGCGCAGCAGCGCCAGCGCCTCCGCCCCCCGCGCCACCTCCGCGAGGAGCCGTCCCTTCACGCGCAGGCCCCGCGCGTCCTCGGACACCAGGTCCCAGACGCCGATCGGCTCGGCCGGATCGTGCTGCCACAGCAGCTTCACCGACCGCCCCGCCGCCTTCAGCGCGGCCAGCGACTTGGCGAAGGCCCCGGGCGAAACCACGTCGCCGCCCTGATCCTCCGCACCGAAGAAGCTGGCGTAGCCCTCGAGCACGCCGTCCTCGGCCACCGTCGCCGCCCGGTCGAAGGCGAGATACTTCGTCTCCAGCCCCGCAAGGGGCCGGACCGCCGGTCCGTCCATGCCGATCTCCCTCAGCCGCCCGCGATCAGATCGATCCGCCCCGCGAGCACCGCGGCGACGAGCTGGCTCACCAGCGCCGCCGCCACCCCGAACACCATCAGCCAGAGCCGCCGCTCCAGCCGCTCCACCGACTGGTCGAGCTGCGCCAGGCTGCGCTCCAGCGCCGCCCAGCGTTCGTCCAGCACGCGCTCCAGCCCCTCGATGCGCGCATGCGCGCTGTCGAAGGGCTCGTAGAGGTAGCGGGAACCGCCGCTCCTCCGCCCCAGCGGGTTGCCGATCACGCCGGGCGCTCCGCCGGCAGCCCCAGCATCGCCCGCTTCTCGCCCTCCGACAGGAACTCGGCGCCCGCCACCCGCCGCCACAGCGCCTCGCGCTCCGGCGCCAGCGCACTGACCCGGTCGAGATCCGGCGTCAGCGTCACCACCTCGCCCCTGTGCCGCGAGAGCCAGTCGGCGAGGCCCGCCGCGACCTTGGAGACCAGCGGCAGCACCGTCTGGCGCCAGAACGCCCGGTTCGCCTCCTGATAGTTGGCGTAGGTCGCGTCCCCCGGCAGCCCCAGCAGCATCGGCGGCACCCCGAAGGCGATGGCCACGTCCCGCGCCGCCGCCGTCCGCGTCTCGAGGAACTCCATGTCCGACGGGCTGAAGCCCATCGGCCGCCAGTCGAGCCCGCCCTCGAGCAGCATCGGCCGCCCCGCGTTGCGCGCGCCGGCATGGTTCTCGGAGAGCTCCTCCATCAGCCGGTTGTACTGCTGGTCGCTCAGACCCTGCCCCTCGGGACCGCGATAGACGATCGCGCCCGAAGGCCGCGCCGCGTTGTCGAGCAGCGCCTTCGCCCAGGCCCCCGCCGCGTTGTGCACGTCGACCGAGGCCGCCGCCGCCTCCAGCGGGCTCATCCCGTGATGATCGTCGAGCGGATGGAAGCTCCGCAGATGCAGCACCCCCGGCGCCTCGCCCGTCGCCGTGAAACGCACCTTGCGTCCGCCGACGGCGTATTCGTAGGCCTCGGGCCAGCCGTCCGGCCCCGGCGCCACGCTCATCCGGTCCGGCCTCAGCGGATAGAGTTCCGCCGGCCCCCCGCCCGCCAGCTCCCCCGCCGCCTCGACATAGGCGTCGCCCGAGAGCAGCAGATGCCCGTAGACCGCCTCCAGGAACTCCGCGCCGAGCTGGCCGGGATTGGGCCGCCCCAGCAGCCGCAGCACCGGATGCACCTCCAGCCGCCGCACCCCGTCGCTCAGCGTCAGCGGGGCCGAGGCCGCCGCCTCCGCGATCATCCGCACGCAGCGAAACCCGATCACGTTCCCCGCGAAACCCTGCCGCGTCAGCGAGGTCCGGTCCCGCGGCGACCAGATCGGCCGCATCGCCCCCTGCACCGCCAGCGCCGCCCCCGCCGCCGAGGCCTTCGCCTCGCGCGGCGCCCCGGCCGCCCGCCGGATCCATCCGAAAGCCATCGGCCGCCTCCTCGTTTTCCGAACTCCGTCCGCGCCGGGACACCTCCGGCGGGCGGCGTCGCCTCCCTCCCCGCACGGGAAGGATCGACCGCCGCCCGCCGGCCCGCCCCGGCGCCGCGCCGCGCGGCGCGCCCTCGGGCCGTCCGCTACAGCGGACGCACCCGCGGCGCGCCGACGCTCGGCGCCAGCGCCAGCTCCGTCACCGCCCAGACCAGCGCGTCCACCCGGTCGGGGCTCTCGCCGCCCCGCTCGCCGGTGAAGGCGCACATCTGATCCTCGAGCGCGGCGAACAGCCCCGCATGCCGCACCCGGCCCTGCGCATAGAGCGCGGCGACCGGCTCGGCCCTCACGGCCTTGCCCCGCGTCGCCCGCACCGCCTTGTAGGCGACCGCGGGATCCACCTGCCGCACCAGCGTCGCCACCATGTCGCCGCCCTGGTTCACCTCGGCGACGACCCGGTCCGCCTCCCAACCCTGCCAGGCCCCGACCACCCGCTCGGCCCAGGCCCGCGGCGCGAGCCCCTGCACCGTCATGTCGGCCAGCACCCAGACCGTCTCGCCGGCGATCCCGGCGACGACGATGCCGCAGGCGTCGGCCCGCTCGCCCGCCGTCGCCGGCGGATCGACCGCGACCACGATGCGCTCCAGCCCCTCCGGCGCCGCGCCCCGCCCCCGCTCGATCGTCTCGCGGGTCCAGAGCGCGCCGGGCGTCTCCTCCATCAGCTCGCCCATCAGCTCCTGGCGCGCCAGCGCCGTGCCCCCGAAGCGCCGCTCGGCCGCCTCGAGGAACCCCGGCGCGAGGTTCGCCCGGTTCGCCTCCGTGGGCGCGGAGACCGCGACCGTGTCCGCCGCCGCCAGGATCTCCGCCAGAAGCGCGCTCCGCCGCGGCGTCGTCGTCACCACCTGCCGCGGGTTCGCCCCCAGCCGCAGCCCGAACTGCAGCTGATCCCAGGCCGCCCGCGCCTTGCGCCATTTCGCCAGCTCGTCGCACCAGGCCGCGTCGAACTGCGGCCCGCGCAGGCTCTCGGGCTCGGAGGCGGAATAGAGCCGCGCCTCCGCCCCGTTCGGCCATCGCAGCAGCCGCCGCGAGGGCTGGAACGCCGGCCGCCGATCCGGCGGCGAGACGGCGAGGAGCCCCGAAGGCCCCTCCACCATCACCTCGCGCGCCTGATCCAGCGTCTCGCCCACGAGCGCCACCCGCCGGCACTCGCCGCGGCCGAGGGGGCTCGTCCCCTCGACCACGCGCCGCACCCACTCCGACCCGGCGCGGGTCTTGCCCGCGCCGCGCCCGCCGAGGATCGCCCAGGTCCGCCACGCGCCCTCGGGCGGCAGCTGATGCCCGGGCAGCGCCCGCGCCTCGAACAGGAAGGGCAGCGCCCTCACCGTCTCCGGCGACAGCCGCTCGAGGAACGCCTCACGCGCCGCCCTCGACCTCAGCGTGGAGGCGACCCAGCTCAGCCAGGAGCTCCCCCCGGGCGCCGTCGAGATCGAGCTCGAAGGCGGTTGCCTCGATGGCGGTCTCGGTCCGCACGGATCCCTGCTCTCGCCGCCGCTCATCGCCCTTCTCCACCTTGAGGATCGCGTTCATCGCCTTGACGTGCGCCTCCAGCAGCGCCACCAGCTCGCGCGCCTCGGCCGCCGTCTCCGGCGGCGCCCCCACCCGCCGCGCGACCATGGTGCGCAGCATCCTCGCGAGCTCGGTCATCGCCTTGACGCTCGCGTTCACCAGGGTCTCGCGACCCCGCTCCCAATCCTGGCTCGGCAT